TTTCTTTAGCAATTTGAACCAGAACTTTTTTGCTTTCTCTAAGTTGTGTTCAAATTCTGCTTTGTTTAGTTTTTGAATTAGTTTTTTTACTTTCATTTTAGTAGATGTCCCGTGTCTATCCATTGTAGTAATAAAATAAACCACATTATCTTCAAAATGTTATCAGTAATTTTTTCGTAGTAAAAGAACCACGATTTTTTCTTTTCTTCTTGCATAATGTGTCAATTATATAGTATTTCTCTTGGACTGTCAAGCGTATTTTCGGTATACTTTACTAATATGAATATGAATATAGTGTTCCATTATAATTACCACTATTATAGAGACAACATAGTGCTAAGAATTTATTAGTAGCAGGATTATAACTCAGGACTTGTGTTTGATCGCCGTTGCCGTTGTACGCAACAATAACACCTGCGTTAGATAAAGCTGCTGGTAAAGTCCAAGTAACTCCGTCTTGAGAGGTTATATAATAAGTAATTTCTTGTGCAGTAAAACCTTCTTGAGACATAGCTAGAATCACAAAACGGCCTGTCGGATTAACTCTAATGGAATAAACAGCCAGCTCATTTACACCCCCAGCTGCAAATAAAGTTGGTGCAGACCAGTTAACTGCGTCAGTTGATGTATGATAACTTGCACCACTAGGATAGTTTCCAACAATTACAATTAAACCAGCACTAAAACCAGCAGTACTAACCGCAATACTAAGGCGACCGCCGCCACTACTTATGTTACCGTTTATTTTACTTGGTGCACTCCAATTTACTCCATCTGATGATGTAGTAACAGCTGCCCAAGTGCCTGCCAATGCACCAACACAAATATATAAATTCAATTTAGATGAATAAGTTAAATCAGATGGATTAAAAGACGTAGAAGAAGCATATATGTAACCAATATTCCAGGTTGTGCCATCAGTTGAAGTAGCCCATACACCACCAGCACCACTTTGCTGGTATTGGCCAATAACAAGAAATCCTGTTGCGGTTGTTATAATACAATAAAATCTTGTATATAATCCTATTGAATCAGAAAATAAAGTATTTGACCAGTTAACTCCGTCAGTTGAGGTAGCAATAGCTGCACCATAACCTGAGGTAGTTGAAAAACCAGCAGCAACATATTTCCCGTGGCCGTAAGTTATAGAATTCATTTTAAAATTTGAATCTATACCCATACTAGCTGGCGCAGTAAATGTAGCAGAATCTGTGGATATAGAATATTGTGGTCCTCCTAAAAATAAGTTGCCAACCATAACAGTAGTTGTACCATTTGATGCACTTGCTGCCATATTATAGTTGGTTGATGTTTGACCACCAGTATATGTTGCCGTATTGAATCCATTGAAGGGTAATATTGCTGATAAATTATAAAAGTTCTTAGTGGATATTGGTCCACTACTAATACCGGCTAATGTCCGAACATATGGATCATTCATCGATATTTGAACTATACCGTTACTACTATAGTAACCTTGTATGTTTAGTTCTTCTTCAATGGATTGACCTGTTACTGGTCCTCCTAAAGAAATTGGTCCTGATGCGTTTAGTGTCATATTATTTTAGTTGTAGGATAGAACTACGCCTTGTCCTGCTAAACTACCAGATGAACTAAGAATAACTGTATTATAATTTGGAGTACAAATCATTGTTGGATATCCTTGATTGACAACACCACCATTCGAACCATTAGCTGCCACGCTTGTATATGTATTCGAAGTTGTTGCATTTATAGTAAAAGTGTTCTGTAAAACCCAATTTGGATATTGGAAAGTATACAAATATAATATATTTTTGTTTATATTCGATAACATCAATGAATTGCCATCAGCACTTATAGGAGCAATCGTTACTACATCAGGAAAACCGGAAGTCCAAGGAATATTGATGGTGCCATTAGGATATAATGAAGTCCAAGTTGAACCACTTCTAACGTAAGTATATATTTGTGGTTGTACTAAAGCATTGACTGCACCTTGGTAATAACTTGCTACTAATATATCTCCATTGGCACTTAGAGAATAAGGATTTAGTGTATTATCACCAAAGTTTGCAAAGTATGAATTTACAGGAGAAGGAGGAGTTATTTTAGATTGATACGACCAAGTACCGCTTGAATTCGTATAAATCCAAATTGCCCCATTAGAATTATTGTCGTATGGACCACCCAATGCTAAAGTTTTACCATCAGCACTTAATATAGAACTTGTACCAAGTTGGGGAAAAGTACCGACAACATTTGGTGGATTACTTATGTTCGCTTGTTGTATCCAATTAGTACCATTAGAAGTGTAAATCAGACAACCACCCAACTGATTAGCTCCAGCGTATTGACCAGGAGTACCAATCGATAATGTTTTGCCATCAGCGCTTAGACTAATCCAACCTACACCTGAATATGTTGTTCGCTGAGAGCCGATCTTAGAAAGTTTAGTTTGTTGAGTCCAAGTATTACCTGATCTATTGAATACCCAAACAGCGCCGGCGCTTTCAGCAGTATCATCGTATTGACTTCCTATTGCTACCGTATTTCCATCTTGAGATATAGCTAAAGATAATCCTTGTGCATCTACTGATTGTATATACCCACTCGACCAATAACTAGATCCTTTTATTTGAGGAGTTCCTATAAGTGATGCTTGTTGAACCCAATTATTACCTGATCTTGTATAAACAAACGTTTTACCCAAAGCATATTCATATTGAGGTGTAATTAAGTCTGCGGTTTGTGGTGCACTTACTACTAATGTATTTCCATCACCACTAATAACACTCATTGCACCAAAATTCACAAACCCTAAACTATCGGAAGGTTTTGTAAGTATTGAATTTGTTGTCAAATTTGTATTGTTTATAAGTCGTAATGTAGTTACTGATCCATTATAAAAATAATCATTCAGATTTGAATAAACAATAACATTTGAAGTGTTCGAATACGATAATGAATTAATTTCAAAATATAAAGCGCCTCCTGATATTGCCGAATAACCGGTATTTGCTGTAAAATATGATAAAGGAGCAGTATTACCTGCTGACCAATCTCCAGCAGAGTTTTGTGTATAATACCATATAGCATTCCAAAAATTATCAGAAAAATCTTCTACTGTAGAAGCTACAAAACTGCGTCCATCAGGACTCATATCACAACTATAACCAAAATAAGGAGATGCTGTTCTATTAGTATGTGGTGCTGAAATTGTTAGTTTTTGAGTATATACATTTGACACTAAACTGTATAACCAAATAGATCCAATACCATTATCATAAGGTCCGACAGTTAACAAAGTATTTCCATCGTCACTCAATGACACGGTCCGGCCTATTTGAGGTGAATAACTTACATTATAATTATTCGGAATCAATTTAGCTTTATAACTCCAAGTATTACCTGATCTAGTGTATACCCAAACTGCTCCAATATCACCATTATCGTAAGGTCCTCCAGCAGCTAATATATTTCCATCATAACTAAGTGAAACAGAATTACCCATTCCTGGACTAGATATTGGATTTACTGCTCCTATACTTTGTTGAAGTGACCACGAATTTCCTGACTTTGTATATATATTTACTGAACCAGATCCACTCAATGTGTATATAGATCCTACAGCCACAGTTTTTCCGTCTCCACTAATAGCTAATGAACTAACTGGATAGTCAGTAGTTTGTACAAATGTATTTTGTAATACCCAAGTACTTCCATTCCAATTATAAAATAATACAGCATCAGTACTACTGGCATAATATTCAATATCAATAATTAAAGTTTGGCCATCACGACTCAATACTGGAGTTACATTTATATGTGTAGTTTTATTAGTAGGTGTTCTTGGTCCAAGAGGAAAACCAGAATATGTTGGATAAATTTTACCGCCTTGTTGTATCCAAGTTCCGGGTGCTGATGTATTCGCTTTATATGTCCAAAATGCACCTGAATCATTTTCCATTGATGCAATTACAACTAAAGTTTGGCCATCACGGCTCATAGCAGCATTAGTAGCCCATCTTGTTTGACCAGAACTGATATTTGAATGATAATCATATGAGGTTAGATAACTTCCAATTTGAGTATTGGAAAATTGATACAAATATCCACCCATAGAAATTTTTGCATTTGCCCCACCTGTTCCGCCTTTCAAAGACATAATAGTATTATTTCTTAGAGTAGAGAACGACAATTGTTGAGTTGAAGTATTACCAACAATTTGCGTGTTTAGGTCACTAAATTTGATTGATGATTGAAAAATAGGCATTTTATATTCTTATTCTTTGACTTGGTGGTAAATCTCTATTGACAGGACTCAAATCAATAGGAGGTTTCATAGGCAAACCAGTACCTGCTGGAAAATTATTTGCCTTTTGCAATTCTAATTTGTATGCGGTCAAATTATGTTGTGTTGAACCATCCAGTTTTGCCCAAGTATTTGCATTAGTTTGTAGACTATCAATGATTTGTATAACATTATTAGCCAATCGAGAAAAAAATATTTGATATTTTTCTGAGCCATCATTCTTTTCTTCCATAGAATAACTGGTCACTTTCCATGTTGGTTGACCATTGATATTGACTAATACACAATCTTCTGTCTGGGGACTATAATGAGGTGTTACACCTTCATCTGGATAATACGTTATGTAAGGCATTAGATTCCCTGTAAAATTTGATATATTCTAACAGAGTATTTAGGTGATCAGAGGTTTTTTCTATAAAAATCAGAGGTTCTGAATCTTCCACGGCCATAATAATGACCAATTGGTCTATGGATTTACCCACCAATTCCTCGTACATACAGGCATATGCAGTACATTGTGCAAAGTAATCGTCAATGTCTTCTTTTTTCTTTACTTTCTTGGATGTCTTAAAATCTATTACGGATAATACTCCATCATACTCACCAATACAGTCTACACGACCTGCCATACCAATACCAACAGACCACAATGCTTGCTCTTGATAATGTATATTGTTGATTCGGTTTAGATATGGTTTCAATGGTAGAAACATCTCTTTCGCATCAGGCATAATAGTACCTAGTGGATCATTGTTCAAATATCTTTCACAAAGAGTATGAACATTAGTACCACGAGAACTGGCCTTCTTAGAGATTTTGTTGGCAGCTTCTTCACCAACTCTCTTGCGCCATGCCATGATGGCATCTTTTTTCTTTGCACCAATAACTGTTGTTACAGATGGTAACCGAGAACCGTCTGGTGTAACGTAATAACGTTTACCATTTGGTAGTGTTTCTGATTTTAGGTCCTGCAAATCAACAGGTGGGCAATATTTGAACATTATGTATTATATCATATTATACTAATACTGGTTCTGGCCTATCTGTTATCATCTTTGTGCCATCCCAAGTGAATCCAATAGCACCTGCACCCATAACAACTTCTTTTGTGATAACTTTAGTATCTGGGTGAGCAACCCAGATTTCTGCTGGTGTTGTCATTTGTGGTACCAATAATTTATCTGATGGTGGTGTCCAGTTAGACGAACCATCCCATACAATAACATTCTCGCACACGTTTGTTTCTTTGTTTATAACAAAATAATGATTATCGAACATTTTATTTTATCTCCTTACCATTCAAAAAAGCAGTAACCAGTTGAACCATATCCAGATGCAACATAACCGTTACCGTAACCACCACCGCCTGCATAACCAGGTGCAACTGCACCACTACCGGAAGATGGACCACCAATATTATTCCAATATCCACCACTACCATTTTGAGCTGCTGTCACATGAGTATAAACTGAATACATCCAAAAATAATTTGTATTATCACTTAAACTTCCGTCAGGTGATGGACCTCCTGGTGATGCACTATATGGACCGCCACCGCCACCTGCACCAGTTAAAGTTGTAATCGACTGTGTGCCTGAACTAATAGTAGAAGCACCACCGCTATTACCACTTGTTCCGTTACCTACTGCGTACCCAGCACCACCGAGTGTTACAATAAGTGTATTACCAGGAGTTAAACCTGTTAATAAAGCAGCTACACATGATCCTGCGCCTCCACCATATACATAACTATTATTACAGCAAGCACCAGAACCGCCACCTCCAAAAATATATGCTCTAACAACCGTAACTCCAGCTGGAATAGTAAAAGTACCACTAGAAGTGAACGTTTGTCTATTATATCCATATGCTAGATTTGGTGGGTTAGTTGCAGCTGTAGACATTTTACTGCCGTCACCAAATATAATTACACCGTTTGCTAATTGCGTTGACATTTTTATTTCCCTTATCTAAGTTCTAACCAAGTATATGGACTCATTGCACTTTGATTAGAAGCATAATATGAACTTCCTGGTGGCACCACAAATGATATACAATCAAATGATGAACCAGATGCTAAAGAAGCAGTACCAGCAACCATTACAAGTCCGTTTACAACAGCTGCAAAATATCCACCTTGTGGGCTACCTGTACCACTTATTGCAACAAATATAGGTAAAGATGTTGTATTATAATATGTCGTACCCCATGATCTACTTGGTGATTGCCAAGACTGAACATTATTACCAAAAGTATTAGCGGTATTAGCAGCTGTAACTTGTAAAGATCCGTCACCAAATATAATAAATCCGTTGGCTAATTGTGTTGACATTTATTATTTCTCGTGATGATCCTCGAATTTTAGTTTAGCCATAATATAATCTTTTACTAGAGAACTTCTAACAATATCGTCAACTGTAAACTCTATTCGTGTGAATGATTCCATGTGATGTGCAATGTCAAAGAACTTCAATATTCCTGACATATCGTTTTTCTTCTTATTTAGGTCGGTCTGGCGGTAATCTCCACACCAAACTATCTTGGAACGATACCCAACCCTAGTCATAACTGTATCGATTTCTTCAAAAGTAAGGTTTTGCATTTCATCTACAATAATGATAGCATCATCGAATGACATACCACGAATAAAACTGGTAGAAATGAATTCGATATAACCTTGTTCTTCTAGTCTTGCATATGCATCTCTACGACCAAATAATGTATCACAAATTTGTACATACGGTTGTTGGTAGATTTCCATCTTCTCAGTTACATCACCAGGTAAGTGGCCCATTTCCCTAGATTGAACTGCTGAGCGAACAATAATAATCTTCTTGAATGGATTACTCTTGTCTAATACTTCTTCTAATGCCTTATATAATGCACAGAATGTTTTACCTGTACCTGCAACACCGTGTAATGCTACGAAGTAATCACCTCTCTTGTATGAATCAAAAAATAGTTTCTGATTATCTGTAAGTGGTTGAAAGGTCTTTAAATCATCTATTCTAATCTTTAACGCATTTGTTTGTGGTTTAGTTTGTTCTTTTACCTCATGCTGATGTGAGGACTCTTGCGCTGCTGTTTTTCTTTTCGTTACCATTTAAACTCCTTGATTGTTTAGGTTTGTTTTTCGGGGCAGGAGTTTTTGCTATAGGGTGTTTCTCATCGGCACCTCTTTTCGGTTGAAATAATGCAGGGATTTGTGCCACAGTTTTTACCATTCTCTAGGAAGTTTTGTTTTGTGGCCTGACATTGTATTGCCAGGGATAGTTTCTTTCATTCGTTGAATCACACCACGCTCAAATGCAAGATGTGGTTGTCCTGTACCAGGTACGGACATGCGAACGCCATCACCAAGACCGGCAAGACCGTCTGTGTTGAAATATCTTTCTAGGTGTGGATTATCAAGTTTGAATTGTTCATATTCGGATAACCTCATGATATGTTCTTCAACTTCACCTGTGTTTGTATTCAGAAATGGATAAATCATATTGTTTGAAACCAATTTGGTATATTACGAGAATTCACTTTGCCTTTCCACGAGGCCAAGTGTGCTTTATTACTTATATAGTAATTGCGATAGGATGCAAGTGAATCATTTGGAACTTTTACTTCATCAGGCATGGCAGGAGTTGGTTCAGTAAATGGACCAATCTTCATCTTTGCTGGGAAGTATTTTAGACCTTGGATGACTTCACGTTCTACTTTGTGAACCTTGCCATAACGATAGGTGTATTCTTTACACAAATCACTTAGGAGGTTATATAACCACATATAATTTGAAGTAGACTGCCGTACCCATTGAGCTGAAGGATGATTGATATGAGTAGCAGAATAGAGAACGTGTTCACGCTCATCAGGAAGAATGTATCGAGTTTGCTTTCGGCCACTACGGGACAAGCAATTAGTAGGAGTGCCATCAATAACACGATGAGCAGTAGAAAGTAGTTGAGCATATTCAAGGATCATTTTAATGCAATGCTTATCATTGTGCATTTCGGCACAAATACGTGCATCACGGTGTAGGTAAAAGATATTCATAACTGAATTCTAACACAAAAACAATCCTATGGCAACCTTAGAACTTCCAGCCTTTGCAGAAACCGAATTTCTGTAGTTTTTTTACTGCTTTTTCGCACTTATTACCAATATCCGTGCGGTACTGGACATCATTTCCGAATTTCACTTTCTTCACCAACGCATAGGCCTTGTCCTTCGCCTCGGTTATTGAATCGCCTGTGCCAGTACATACGATAATGTACGACCCGCTAGTACCCCATTCTGGTACGTCCTCGACCAGTTTACCGTCTATCATCTTGATAGCTTTAGTCAATTTGATTTCGCAAGGATGCAAATTGTCCAATTCATCCTTAGATACATCGTCTGTCATTACAGGGAAGTCCAAATATGATTCTTCTTCTTTCTTATTGAAAGGGAAGTCTGAGTTAGCCATAACGACACCAACACATGTGCCTTCTTTTGCTTTGAATGTCTTTGAATTGCCTTTAAGAATGTCTAACATCCATTCTGCTGGGTCATCATTTTCCATGAGTGGTTGCATGATGTTCCACATTGGCCAACCTGGTCTTGCAGTCCATTCCATTGGCCATGGTGTACCGTCTTTCTCGTCAACGATACAGTTCATGTCTAACATACCAACGTAACCAATCTTCTTCAAAGTCTTGGCCATTGGTTTCATTAGCATATCTGCTAACTTAGATTCTTTTGTGTAACGAGTAACTGTACCCATCTCACCGGTGTTTACACCAAGGTCATCATTCATTTGTTTCTTGAACTCAAAACCTTCACACCAATAGTCAACCCAACCGCCAGGTCCAAAGATACCTGTAACAGCGATTTCGAGTCCTGGTTTGAATTCTTGTAGAATGAAGTACGGTGACTTACCGCCTGCTTCTTTACGTTTGGTCAAGAAACCAATCATGTCCGCTTCATCTTTAGCAACATATGAGAGAGATTTATCTTCTTCTTCACCACATGGCTTAGATACGTAACGCTTTGGGTTTTCTTTTACGAACTTGATAGCTTGATCATAGTTCTTGAACTCGTATGACGGTATAATAGGGCCACCAAATTCTTTGATGACATCTTGTCCATACATACGGTTCAATTCTAGTTTTGCAGATTTTTTGCCTGGTCCAAATACAGGGTAACCCTTGTCTTGTAACTCTTGCATTTCATCCATAAAAGTCATATTATCGGCAACGAAAATAAGGTCGGCAACCTTAGCATAAGCTCTCCAGTTGTCTACTTTATCAACAAGACCTTTGCCGATATGTTCACAACGGGAACCTTCCGTATACCATTTTACTGTATGACCTGCATGAATACAACGCAAGCACCAATCAAGAGCTAGAGCTCCTGTATCTATTACCAGAATTAACATGTAATATCCCTAAAAAGTGTTGAATTACCTCAGGTATTTATTCAACACTTTTTCTCTTATAACTTAGGAATATCGTATTCTACTGTTTTAGAAGTCTTTTTGGCTGCAATTGCCTTTGGAGCTTCTTCTATACCTGCATCAGCTTTGATCTTAGAGATACGATTGCTCATAGCTTCTGGTGTAACCATGTGCATACAAAGTTGTTGGAACACAGGGAAGTCTTCTTTTACATGGACTACACGGCGACCATTTACAGATGCGGCATCAGAGAAAGAGATTTCACAACCACCGGTTAGGAAAGGTGTAATTTCTGTTACAGAATCCAAGTTGATAATAACTGGACATTTCTTTTTCACATCATAGACTTCTACGAATAAACTCATTATTGTTCTCCTCTTGGGGGTTTCGAAAATATATCAATAAACTTACCACGGCGTTGTTGTTCCGCTACGATAGTACCTTCTATATAGGACTTTTTCCATAGATTACGTTGGACTGGATCAGTAATCTGAGCCAATATGTACTTATATGCTCGAGGGAACTTGAAATTTTTATCCACGGCTATAATCTTACTTTCTCTTTTTTCTTTCATTTTATTTCCTATCACAATCAGGTACTTTTACAAGATATACAGTCACATCATCATTTGGTCTTACAAAGAAGCATTCACCTTTGAGTGACCATACTAAATGGTTCTGTACACCGTCTTTAAATTCTTTCAATGGTTCATTTGACATTGTTGCAGATTGATATATCTTATAACAAAATATAGATACCATAAAGAATGTAACAGCAATCAACATTACTTTATCCCAATCAGTTTCTTTTAGTTTTTTCCACATTACACAACCTCTGCTCGTTTATAGATATCTATAAGTCTTTCAATCTCATAACCAATTCTCTCATTTAAAGAAATAAGAGCCCAATTGACTGGTGCATGATTTCCATCAGGTGTGGGATCTTTCACTGGTTGTGGATCTGAACACCTTAAGACTGGTGATATTGCTCGTTCAATACCTGAAATTTCCTCATGTAAAGTATTGAGTGTATGATTCAATATATCAATCAAACTTTCAGTTGTGATTGAACCAAGTTTAGGTTGTGTTTCTTGTCTAGCTGCACGCTGTTTCAATATTTCTTCCGTTGCAACATATTCACCTGCATATTTTCCATAACTTGTTTCATATTTTTGGTCAGCACCTAAACTATGTTCACGTCCTGCTCTAGTTCTATAATCATTTCTATCATAAGTATTCATTATTCAACCTCATAAGTTATATCATATCCACCTTTACGGTCGGTCCACAAATCATCATACTCATGGTCCCAATCCATATCTGCCGTACCAAAGGCATCGTCCATAAACTGGTCAATATCTGTGGTGCCGTCTTTCATGCCCTTTAGAATTTCTCTATTTTCTTTCTTTGAGTTATCAGGGTAAACTTCATCCACTATGTCTTGTGTTATCTGGCACACATATCTTTTTTCCATTGAGTGCCATTCACTCTTATGTATTGTTACTGACATTTCTTTTACACCTCTTTTATCAATCGCCTCTAAAGCTTTTAGTACTTTGTATGCAGACAATTCACCTTTACCTGGACTTATACCTTCAGTAACGATATACCAGTCTTGATGATTGACATCATACCATGCATATATACACATTTCTTGTTTTGGTCTGTGATAAATCATAGAACCAAATGTGAAGACAGCTACATCATGTTCAGGGAATACAAAGCCTTCTTTGCCTGAATCTTTATGTACAAATATGGCGAAAGACCTACTGTCTTTATTTCCACCTTCTTCATAAACATACTCACCGTTTTCATCTTCGGTTTCTAAGTCACCAAAACCTTCAAAGGTAATTTTTATTTCAGGTGATACTGATAAGTTTTCACCTATTACTAAATCATCTTCATCGATATCGATAACTGCGCTACAGTCTAATTGCTTTTGAATTAGTTCAGCAAGGCGATTGTAATCTACTTTCATTCTTCATCATCCTCAATTTCAAACGAATTGAATTGAATACTGAATTCTTCAATCCACATCTCAATAGTAATTAAAATTGCCAACACACCAAATGCGGTTGCTTCATTCCATTGTTCAAAGAATAAACAAAGCACACATACAAATGCGGCCGCATACTTAGCAATAGTACCAACTGTATGTTTTATTTCCATAATAACTCCTTAGTCCCACAAATTTTGATAATACTTACCGAATAACCTGAACCCATTTTGAATACGTTCATTCACCTTCTGCATACCATCATAATCACATTTATATGTGTGATTAGGACCGTCAATTGTTTCATACATAGTTGGTTTACCATTAGCATCCCATGCACATGCTCTTGTTTTCCAATCAATTTGACCTGAACGATATGCATCTTCCCAAGTTTCATCATTCTTATGTTCAAATGCAAATATCATTTCATCTAACACATAATCCCAACGCTTGAAATGATTACCATCTGTATCCCAATCATTTTCTTTTGGGGGCGCAGAAGTAGATTTCAATTCATCTGGTACATCTTCATCATCAACGTAACCTGCACCATGTTGTGTCTCTTTCAATTGTTTCAACATAGGCAGAATGATTGGTGTCAAAGTATGATCCATTGACCACGTATCCCACTTATCAATCTTGATATAATCGATTTTTGGATCAATAAAATCTAATACCCATTGAATTGCTTTGCAAATAGGCTCCAAAAAGTTTATTATTTTTTCATAAGGTGCATTGGGTTTGTCTTCTAAGTTATAGAATACATGATCGTCCTTTACCCAAAAACAAACTTTTTCAAGTATATGATAAGGACTCACCCAATGATTCTTTGGTTTGTTTATATAAATCTTCATAGTTACCTTTATGATTTATTGCAAATATGTTCTTCAGGATTCTTTATTATGTATGCACCACAGTCCATACATTGATAGAGTTTATCAACCTTTACTTCGGTTTGTAATCTAGTTTCATATGGATCACGACTACGGTTTTGTTTACCGTCATAAGTTTTGATTTCTCTAATGTTATTCTTCATAGTCAATGACATTTATTTGGTTTAGTTTTGTTTCTTTTGACCAACTAGAGGGACCATTGTCATTATCATATTGTTTTAGATATTTCTTCTCAGATACTTTACGAACTGATACTATATTCTCACCAATATGCTGTTGTGACATTTCATGAAAAGTAGGCTCACCTGTTTCCATAGTTACTTCATCCATTGCATCTTCTGCACAGGTTGCAAACACAGCATATCTCATACGAAACATACTCACGGTTTCTACAATAAAAATCTTACGGTCTTCATTCTTACGTGGTTGATTCATATTGGACTCTCTTAGTTTCACAAATTCTTCGTACTTTTCTTTGGTGCCTATACTATAACCACCATCACCTGCATTGATGTCAGCACCTGATTTTACATTATTTAAATCTTTAAAGCAATGGCAGACTTCAAATTCTGGAAAGGTTTCATCTATTGGTACATAATCCCATTCGGCACAATAATGCTTATACTTACCAGTCAATACTCTACCATATGTTTTCATACAATCTACTTCAAACTCACTCATCTTTTATTCCTTTATACCCTTCATGCTCTTTTGTACATTGCACACAGGGTTCTGTTAAATGGTGGATTTCGCAATACACCACAGGCTCACCCTGCTCTTGCTTTAGTGCTTTGTCGAGAATTGTAATAGCGGCATGACACTCCTCAGTCGTAAGAATTTTTCGTCTTGCTTTTTTCAACGCCTCAAGCGCTTGTTTCATTACTTCTTTAGTCATCAAATGTATACTCCAAAACTCATTGCTTCACAATCAGAAATATCATGCTTGTACCATTTTCTTTTTTTCAAATTGCCAGACTTCAATAAAAGTGCATTGTCAATTCTTTGACTCATACTGCACAAAACATCATCCTGTTTTGGTGAGCAATATCCTTGTTTTTCCACATTTATAGCAAACTTTTCCCAGCCATAACCTGCTTTTTTACATATTTCAATCATGCGTAATTGCTGTTCAGTAAAATTAACTTCTTTAGTCATCTTTGCCACCAATCTTTTGTATATAAAATATCTCTTTGAATATATCCTTTATAGCTTGCCGTGTTGTCATTCCTCGACCTTTCCTTTCGGCCAGGTTGATTTTGAATAACATCACGGCAATGCCTATAAAGTAACCTACAAATAACAGGTTCATAACATCTAAAAATAAATCAAGCATCACACTTCAACTGTAACCAATTTGAACTCATCTTCAAGAACCTCATGACCAACGTAACCTCTAGGGTTACATAGAATACGAGTTGAGCCTACATTGTAATCAAAAGCATGGTGAGTATGTCCATGCACCCAAAGAGCAACCTCTGAGTGATCCATAATAAAGTCAGTCAAATCTGAACTATACCCACCATTCATTTCCCAATCTTTTTCGTATTGGGGTTTTGTAGACAATTTGCTTGGTGAGTGATGACCAACAACCACAACTTTGTTATATAGATTCAATAACCTTTGTGCAAGTATTATTTGATTCAACTTATCCAAGAAGTCTTTGTGCTCAACCAATACATCTTCAGGTGTCAATTTGGCATTCCTGTAATGTAAATTACCGTCAGAATCTTTCCAAGAACTTTTACTACCACCAGGTGCTGTAATGATATTGAAATCATTCATCATATGTTTAATGGATCTCATTGTGCGGGCATCTTCTTTATTGAAGTCCGTCCACAATGTACCACCAAAGAATAACGTATTCCCGATAGTGATATGCTCTCTATCTAATACATGGAGATTGGTATGCTTTTCTAGTGCGGTACGGATGATAGGATGGGTCTCATCATAAGTGCCATGATAATGCTCATGGTTACCGACAATGTAGATTACATCTTTGAATTCGGATGAACAACGAGCAAAGAAATCGTGAAATCTATCATAATAACGGCTATCGGTAAATGGCAACTCTTTAGCAACACAAATATCTCCGGCCAACAACAATACATCCGCATTGTCATCATTTTTCAAATTCAAATCACCGAATTCTAAGTGAACATCGGATGCTAAAGCAACTCTCATAATATATCCTTCTAAAACTCCATTATATCACAATGGGTTGCTTTTGGCAACCTATGTGTTGTTTGTACGCAACCGCACAATTCGGACATGGTCATCAGGTAATGCATAAATCCTGGCACGTAATTTGACTATATCAGAAATAGTATCCTTTTGTGCGGTGAACTCTATTAGATTCCGGTTCATCAACTCTATAACAAGACTTTTTAACATTTTTTCTTTGATTGTATCAGGTCCCATCCTATCGAACATATGAGATTCCATCTCCATTTCTACAGTTACCATTTGTCCTTGGAAATCATGTGTATCGTATGGTTGCGCCCCAAGGCCTTGCGTTGGCCACGGATTGCCTCGTAATGCATCTAGCACTTGATTTATACCAGTAGTAGGTATAGATTGATTTATACCGGTAGTGCCCGTATATGTACCGGTATTAGGTATATTTGCCATATAAACCTCACTCTGTTGTTTGTGTATCTTGTTTGACACCGAACATTTCAAGTGCCAATACAACTTCTTCAGCAGTAAGACCGACTATGTATGTAATATCTTCAATATCATAGCCGTTCTCATACAATTCAAAAGCTTCAGTTGCTTTGTCCTTCATCTTTCCCATTTTGATCCTTTAGTGACATTTCAAAACCAAGTGACTGTAAGAAACCATCCCAGCAATTAGGGCACATTGGATTGTTTCGCTGTGTTATGGGAGATTCAATCCACCCATCATTCAATTGAAACCACAATTGTGTCTTGCACTTAGGGCACTCATACAATTCCGGTTTCCAATCTGATTCGAATTCATTTTCCACTATTAGACTCCATTTTTAGTTTGAATAAGATATTGAACAATATCATAAGACCCCAGGCCTGAAGCCAACTAATAACATTGACGCCTTCAATTGCACCAACAAGGCAAGAATTCCATAATAGGTATACTGGTAAGGACGTAAACAGTCCTAACAATATGGTTACGGAAATTATACCGACAATTGTATATAATTTATCCATCATACTGTCTCAACTTCTTTTGTTTCTACAGGTGCAGGTGTCTCTACTTTAGTTTGTGGACCAATGTAACGACCTTCTGAATTGAACTCTGTATGGTTCACTAATTGATATGCCTGAACTTTACGTCCATTCTTGATTACTTTTACAATACCACCATCAAGGCGAATATTATAAATGTTTGTTGATAGGCGATACAATACGCCTTCTTGATCCGTGCCTTTGAATACGGCTGATATCTCATCGGGTGAGACTGGTTTACCACTCAATAAAACTTGGGTGATTTTCTCGTGACGATTTTGTTTGCCTTTACGAATTACGTTTGCCATAATATATCCTTTTAATAAAAAACCAACTGTCATTGTACCACAATACCCACCAGTTGGCAATAGGTATTGTGGTAAAGATTAGAATGGTACTTCAGTCTCAGCTGATAATGGTATAGTTGACACTTCAACTTTAGCATCACACTTAGTATATAAGTCTAAGAATGCCGTTTTGGTATCAGTATCGAATCTGTTCACACATAACTCAATTGCTTTCATACGATCTTTGAAAATCTTGAATGCTTTGGCAATGTGGACCAATCTACGAGTAGAAATAATCTCATCGATAGCACCTTGGTCGAATGAGGTTCTAACAATATCAGCCCATTTGACTAATAGTGCAACAAATTCCTCATCATCAATCAACGGTGTAAGAATCTTCTTCTCAGTCTTTGCATCAGGATATTCCTGTTCAACTGTAATTGGGAATCTTTCTAAGAAGGCATCATCTAAGATTTGTGACAAATACTTGCCTTCTTCTGAACCACGACCTTTTGTGTTAGCAGTTGCAATGATGGTGAAACCGTTTGTTGGGTAAACCATCTCGCCATTCTTTTTGTTGTAGTATGGTTTACCTTCTAGAATACCCTGCAAACACATCAACTTATTAGAACCACGGTCAACTTCGTCAATCAATAAGACAGCGCCACGTTTCATAGCTGTGATAACAGGACCATCACGATTGACAACGTTACCATTGACCAGAGTAGGGCCGCCAAGTAAATCGGATTCGTCTGTCTCAATAGAGATATTGACCCTGATACACTCACGACCAAGAGTGGCACACACTTGTTCAACCATAAGCGTCTTACCGTTACCTGAAAGACCAGTAATGAATATTGGATAGAAGTCGCCAGCGTTGATAATATGGCGGAGATCGTTATAGAAGCCGAATGGTACATAATCAGGATATTTTTTGGGAATCGATACATCGGCATCATCAACTAATTTTGGTTGACGTAATGCTAACACTTGAGCAGACATGGCGACTGCTACGCTTTCTTCTTCTTGCATTTTAGGTTTTGTGCCTATGTTTGGAAGTTTATAAGTGCCACGACCTATACGGTACTCGGACTTATTTACAAAAAAGTAGGGATAGGATAGATTGTTTAGTTCAACAACTGTATTGATTTGATCACGGTTCAAAACCGATTCAGGACCAAATACATCTTCAGCTGCTCTAACAAACTCCAAAGCCTTCGAATTGAGTTGAGTCATATACACCTTTCAAATAATCATAATAAAACACTATTGTATCACAAATCCAACCGGTTGGCAACCATCCGGTCAATAAAATACTGCAATATAAAACTTATATACGTGGAATGAGGCATAATTCCCGTCATAATACCCGGATTGGAACCCAAACCTAGGTTGTCCGTCATAGGTATCGGTACCCATGTACCACTCTCCGTAACGGATTGCCCACCAAATATGTTTGATGGTATTCATTTATCAACTCCGAAATGTTCTTTAATCTTATCACCAATATCAGCATTATAATAAAATTCAGTTCCTTCATTGGATGATTTACTGCCTTGATTACTCTTGTCGACAATCTCAGCACATTCCTGAATCAGCAACTCGGCGAACTTTTGTTGTGACGGAGTTAATGTCATCCTATCGAAACCATTAAAATCTGCGGTAATTAGACCAGCCTTTACAGCAAGTTGTCGAATTCGTTCTTTCATAAGTCAATTTTCCATTGCTTGGCAACCATTAAAATGCGTTCATTGCCGCCAGTAATATCTAAACAATCATATGCAAATTCTCGGGCAATCATCTTTCCAAACTTCTCGGCAA